AGGAAGTGCTTGAATCATGTGTGAGATATGTACACAGACCACTGATGTCTTAAAACTCTAAGCGCTAGCTGCATCTAGTTGTTACTCTCATGAGAATGTGCCTTTGTATATTAGTGATTTAGTGAACATTGTATATATTTATCGTTCTGCATACTCGTTCATACCCTGTATACATTTGTAATTATAGAACCTTACTCTTGCTACGTCATGGCTTCACGCGCAGTTAAGAGTTTAAACATAGTTGTTAAGCAGGTATTTCATTTTCAACAATTAAAGACACGTTATTGCCATGTCTTAAAAAGGCAATGTGTGGGGGAGAGCCTCGTAATACCCACGTTGAGAGGACAACACCAGTCCACATACATCGGACTCGTAGTGGAACTTTCGATTTAGATGTTGGCACACATCCCATTGATTTTTCAACATTGGGCGTGAATGCGTGTTCACAATCTGGCCCATTGGAAAGAACTGTAGGGCTTACCGGTAAATATACACCTGCTTGGGCATTAGAAAAACCACCTGGAGTCGACGTTGATGTTAGTTATATGACTTTTATTAGGTATATTAAATCGTTTGCCAAAACTGCGGAAGACGAACCCGACAGAGTAGTGCGTGGTCAGTGGAATGATGGCTTGCGTAAGTATACTAGTGGATCTAAATATTTCAAAGAATGGAAGGCTAAGCAATTGGCAGGCCTTACGTCTGATCCTGATGAGCAATATCTTAAAACCATTGAGTCAGATATAACTTCGCAGTCAGGTGAAATGCGTCAGGAAGGTTCAATAACCACCGCAGAGTCAGAGGTTGAACAGACCATGCAGTTCCAGACTGACATTGATCAAGTGAAGGTGGACATTTCCACTGTCGTGGACAGCACTAGATTGCAAGCATCTGTTAAAAATACTGAGTTAGGAGAGTTTCTGTCTCGTCCTTTACGTATTGCTTCACACAACCTCTCTAATGGATTTTATTTGAACGTGTCTTTCAACCCATGGCATGATTTTCTTTCTAACCCAGTAGTTATGAACAAGCTCCAAAATTACTCATTAATAAGAGGAACTATGCACGTTAAATTTTTAATCAATGGTGGACCTTTTTATTTTGGTAACATTATTTGCGGGTATAAACCGCGAGGTGTAGGTTTTGACTTTGTGCAAGGAGATAATCCTAGTAGCCTCGCGCAATCATTTTTTCAGCGAGCTATGCTTTTGAGTCAGAGGCAACATTTGATTATCAATCCTACTAATAGTCAAGGTGGTGAGCTTACATTACCCTTTTTTCATAACAAGAATTATTTAGATCTTATTGATCCTACGGATATTTTAGATATGGG